CGGTATCCTTCTGTTCTACAGCCCCAACGGTCCTTCGGACTCTGTGATGCCTGCTGGTGGCGCTAACGCTGCTACCCCTGCCTTCGCTTACACCTACCAGCTGACCGGCACCCCTGCCGTGCGTCCTGAGTACTACATCCGTGAGCGTCGTGTGGTTCGTGCTGAAATCACCGTTGAGCGTGTTGTTAACCTGGTGGGCCTGGGATCCACCGGTCTGATCGGTTCGGGAGCTATGGTTACCGACATCCTGTCCTGATTAGGAATAGGAACTCAAGGAGGTAATCACCATGGCTATTCTAAGACCAATCACTAAGGCGCAGTACGAAGTTTCCTTCTCTGCGCTGGGTGGACCGACCTTCACATCGGTCTTTACAAAATTCAGTGGGGTCAATGATTCCTCAGATAGCAGCACCTACGCTAATGGTACAGGCAACCGCCTCTATCACGTTGTGGGTCCACGGACCGCAGACAACGTAACCATCACTGCCCCTTACGATCCGATTATCTTTAAGCAGCTTGAGCAATTCTGGCTGACTTACAACTGTAATCCGATCACAGTGACCGTAACTCCCCGGGATTGTATTGGTGCTGGTTCAGCACCTACCGGTGGACAGTATGTCATGTATGAGTGCCAGTTTGTCTCTATCACCACTGCTGACGTGGATCGCGAAAGCGGCGACGTTCAGGAGATCGAGGTAGAGCTAACGGTTAACTACTGGGAGAGAACCTGATTCGGTTCAAACTCACGCCCCGGCTTCGGCCGGGGTTTTTTATTGGTAAGTAGGGTAAAAGCCTAATAACAGTATTTAAGTCGCGGCATGAGTAAAACGACCTTTAGTTCAGGCGTTATTGTTACTAGCCAATGGTTGAACGGAGCTCAGCAAATCTACTTCGATGGGCAGGACCTTGACTGGCACTATGACCCCCTGGGGCTAAGCTCCTTAATTACCGCTGGCCCAGACGGAATCGACTCAAGGTATATTACGTTGGGCTCCAACCAACCGACCATGAGTGTTAGTGGTCTATACGTCTCTGGTAACCCCATCAGCGGTGGAAAGGTTGTAACCGGCTATTGGAACTTCGGCTATGACCCTGTCATAGTTGAAAACCCTGCCAACGATATTACTACGGCCCCAAAAAGCTATACCACTAACGAAAAATATCAGTACGCTTCCGGGATCCCTACTCCCACTCTCCCCCAGAAGCTCCAGGCAATGGACGATGCGGACCTCATCACTAAAGAGATCCTGCAAGAACAACTTGACCGTATTCAGGCCCTTCTGTACGTAGATGACGGTGTTTACTACTCAACTACCGACCCTGGCTGCTACAACTACTCCGTAACAGGTGGCTCCGACCAGGTATGCCCGCTGTGATGAGGTCTTATCGTGCCTAGATACTCCCCCCTACCTTCCGTATCAATTGACCCTAGAAATGAGGCTCAGCTAGTTCAGGATGCCTCTCAAGTTGTCTATAATGCTTCGGGTCAAACACTCAACGATTTCAGTGCCGGTAACCCCCTAGCAGCTCTGCTGGAGGGGCAAGCGTTCGCTCAGGGGGAGTTCCTCTACTGGGCAAATAAGCTCCCGCAAAAAATTCTGCTGGAGTGGATTGGTCCCTTTCTTGGCGCTATGCGCCGCCTCGGTAGCCCCGCTATTGCAAGGGTCTTCATCGAGGTGCCAGCCAACGCCTTAGCCACCACTATTCCTGCGGGAACTGCGTTTACAACTGACCCTAATAAGACAGATGGTCAGTCCTATACCTTTGTAACTGAGTCTGACGCAATTATCCCTGCCGGTGAAACAACAGCGTTTTTGAATGTTGTCTCTCAATATGTTGGCTCTCTGTACAATGTACCCCAAAATTCGATAACAGGGATTTCCGCAGTCAACGTTAGAATCAATGCCGCCACTAATCCTCGGCCTGCGGTTGGTGGAAGCGATGTGGAGACTTACGACGAAGTTCAAGAAAGATTTTTCACTCTAATTAGGCGTCGAAACCCAGTCAGCGCCCAAGACTGGAAGGATCTCTTTGTAGATCTATACGGGGTGGGCACGCAAACCTCTGTTCAACCCAACCGAGCAACAGACGTAGACTATAACTACCTGACTGACTATCTTCTACCTAACGGTCAAGTAGCTTTCTTTGTTTTGGGTCCCGGGGGAGTAGAACTCACGACGGAACAACTGAGACGTGGACAAAATGTTGTGAACTTCTCCGTACCTGTTCAAGGACAGGGACACCTCTACCCCACCACGGTGAGTCAAGTTCAGTACAACATCACCCTGACTGTGAACGCCAACGGTACATTTGGAGAAAACCTTCGTAACAGCTCGCTGGATTTTAGAGATCGCCTTTACCAAGTCCTTCAGCCAGGTACGGTATTCCCTGCTTCCCTCAACCCTTCGGTGGGGGATGTAAATGCCGCATTCTATTCAACTTTCCCGGAGTCTATCCGGTTCAACGATCCAATTGTTGAGAATGCTGTCGCATACAACACTCCCCCGCAACTAGCCCCCCGTGGAGCCACGTATACCCAGGTTTATCAGTTTGAGCCTAAGGAGTTCCTGCTAAATAAGGATGACCTTGTAAGTACAACTCTCCCCCTTCCTCAGTTCTTCCCGGTTCTGGCGTCATTCACGCCGACTTCTTCGGCTAAGAGGGACCAACCGATTTACGAAAACCTTCAGCTCACTCAGATTAAGTTGTTATCGCCCGGTCAATTCTACCAGGGTGACTTAGTTTTCTGGAGCGCTGAATACGGGGGAGATAACGAACTTCACGTGGTACTTCAGAACGTTTCCCTAACAACCCCGAGTGACATCACCCGGGCCTACACTCTGGGCCAGATTTCAGCAGCCAAAGCCTACAGAAACTGGGTTGTAGGGGATACTTACGTTCAGTCCGTAGGTCAAGTCTATAACCCAGATATTGTCGAATACGACTATGAGGCCGATGAGTTTGTTCCACAAGAGTATCCCACTGTAGCTCTCAACAAGCGGCCAGGAGCACTCGCCTGGATCGTGAACCAGGACTTTGTTCTCCGGGAGTCAACAAATGACCTGACGGGAGCTTCCACGGCCGGGCTAATTGACTCTGCCCCAATAACCCCTCAGCCCTTATCTCCTCAAACTTCTTACACTGCCGGGACCTGGGTTCAAACCCTCCAAGTTGGCTCGGGCCCCAACCCGGTGGCTGACCCTTACTACTACTATGTAGACATCTCCAAAGGGGCCATTGTGAAGTATGCCTATGTGGAAAAAGACTTCACTTACACCCTGAATAACAAGACCGTTAGTGAGTACTTTGATCAACTCGTGGAAGAGGGAATCCTCAAGGAGATTGATGTTCAGGTATCGGACAACGGTTTGCCCATCGTGCTCTATAAACCCCGTTTCCCCGTGGGGCAGTACTTGGAGTACCGTGAAAACACAGAGGAAGCGCCCACTTACGTTATAGCCGCTACCTACTTTACGCCTACCAGTACCATCCTTCAGGATCTCATTGACCAAAAGTTGGTAATTGAGTTGGCTACAAGCCCATCAGAAAGGGACCGGTTGTCTTTGGAAGTTAACCGAGGGACCGTTAAGAGTCCGGTCAGAATGTTTACCTTTTTCAGGGGAGATAGAACGTTCTTCCGGCAAAATACCACCGTTGTCTCCTACACGGCTACTACCAACGTTACGCCTCTCTTCGAGTTTTCCATTTACTTGGAGAACGGAACTTTCGTGGAAACTTCCAAGTCGACTCCTTCTCAATACTACCGACAGTCTTACGTACCCTACTTCAGCCCTGCTTATGCCCAGTATGCTGAGGACACCGTCTTGGCGGTGAGTGATAGAAACATGTACCGAGTCATGAGGGCTTTTACTCCTTCCCCTACAGTGGTAGACTGGACCGGTACCCAGGTGGTAAATACCTCCCGCATCCAAGAATATGCAGGTAACTTGCTTCGCTACGTTCGAGAGTATACTTGTGATGAGGATATTCTCCCTCAACTTGGTCGAGTAACCTCAGCCACTAAGCTAGGGGTCGCCGACATTACCCTAATCACGAAGAGCACCGGTCAACTTACCAATGCTTTCCCCCGCAGCAAGTTTGTATGGGAAAACACAACTTCGTTTAATGAAGTTCCCCAACTCTCGTGGTTCACGGGAACAACTTACCAGTACTCTCCCCCTAACTATGAAGGAGGAACACTCAATCTATGATTACTCCACTGAATGGAGGAGTCGTTGACATCAAATCCTCCCGAGGGGTCCTTGCTTCTGGGACCCTGTACTCACCTCAGTACATAAAGGTTAAAGACCTGGAATTAAGACCCACGGAGTGGGTTCCAGGGGGCCGACCCATTTACCGTCGCTTACCTTCATCTTGTCAAACATACCAGGTTGACTTTTTCGCGGACGGTGAAGTGGGGTATGTTTATCTACCCTTCGGCGAAGGCATGTTTGGCCCAACCTCCCTTGAGGTAGTTAGCTCTGACAATCGAGAGAGCTTAATCATAAAGAGTGGTATTATAGTGTGGGAAAAAGGTAGGTCCGAAATGGACGCTGCCATCTTAAATATCAAGGATATTGATCTGGGGAGCGGTAAGTATTTTCTGGGCTATGAGTTAGTTTACGATGACTCACCTAGGGATCTTCAATACTCTGTTTCAGACTACTCCCTAGACGGAGTACCCCTTACCTTGACTGCTAGTACGGGTTCTGATTTTGGGTGGAGATTCCCCCCTAAGAACGCCTTTGTACCGGAGACTGATCTATTCTGGAAAAATTTTGATACTTTACTTCCAGATTATGCTCAGCCAGCGGAGTCGTACTTGAGGTGGCAGTCAGAGAAACCAAGTGCTCTTTCGGCCATTCGAGTTAACCTGCCACCCCAGACCGTAATGCCCCCTACGGTAGAGGCTACTTTATCATACGGTGCAGGCTCGAAATGGGTTCCCGCAGCTTCAGCAAAACTCACTATGGGTGAGGGGCAGAACTTCTTCCTCTTTGAAGTAGATGCCCCCACATTTCAGGACTCGTGGCAGGTGTCTTGGGCATCAGAGGACGGTTCACCTTATCTCGAAGTTTCAGTGGAGAGTATTGAAGTTTCCGGGGTGATAACTTTGTCTAGAAAACCTGTCACTCCCTCTATAAATACATCCCTCGTTATCTACCCTGAGAACACGGTGCCTTCCGGAAAAACCTACTGTCATCTGGCAATGGTCGATATCAACTCTTCTTTTGAAGTTACTGATATACAAGATGAGCGTAATATTATCCACCGAGACTACACTCCAGTGGCAGACTGGCTGACTAAGCCCTGGGACGACAACTTAACCAATCTGTATGAGCAAGTGTCTGACTATGCTAACTTGTGGATGTCTGCCCCCAGTTGTATGAACTTTGAGTACGAAAACCTCACGAAATACGGTATACAGGTGACCTAAATGACTTTTGAAACCCCCAGCTTCAACATCGAGGAGTTTGAGCTCAGATCTCAGCTCGATCCCTACCTTAGTAACGAGCAGTCTCGGGCTGTAACGGAGGTCAGGAGGCGTGTAAATGGCCAACTTGATTGGGTTGCTCAACTTTTAGGGTGGAGTGGAGATAACTACTGGAAAAACCTGGCTCGCACAGTAAGCGAGAAGCGTCAACTACTGGCGGGAAGCTACGGGGTGTTCAACAGCTTTACGATCCCGCAAGTACTGGGTGCGGACAGCACAGACGACTATTTACTCGTAAAGTACGTAGAGGGGCTAAGGGAAGGGCAAACCTGCTACCTGGGCGATAAAACAGCGACAATCGAACAGATAGAGGAGCAAGGTGATACCCTGGTTCTTCACCTGACTAACACCGACTCGGGTTTTTATGACGGGTTTCAGGAGAACGCACAGCTCAAGATAGATAGCCGAGAAAATAGACCCGCCCCGTTCGTCCGTCCTGAGCCCGGAGTATCGGCAGATACGGCCTTCTCATGTGCTGCTGAGAACGGAACCCTGGTTCTGTACCCCTACTGGGACAGACAACACACCGTACCCTATAAGTACAACATACTTATCCCCGGTTCTCGATATTTCTTCGACCAGCCGGTTTATTTTTCGGCTTCTAACGCCCCCTTAGAACCTTTTGTAGAAACCCAGTACGACCCGATTGAGTTAAGGTGGTACATAGATTTACCTAACGACGTTGCCGGAGGGAGATCTGGATCCACTGGCTACCTGGTATGGCCCTACTCAAATCGTAGCGTACAGACTGATGTCGTCTGCGAAGTAACGTTGTACAACTGGGTTGACCCTTCGGACTGGAACAACTACGAAGTTTTGTCAAATTACACTGGGGCTTGGGGGAACAAGGGAGGTGTGCTACCTTTCAACCTCTGTTTCGATGCTCTAAGCATCAACGGGTTTGATGAGGCAAATTCCCTCTACCTGGACCCCATCCAGAAAAGTATAGAGTTTAACACACTCCTTAATCTGGCTTACTACCAGAAAACCTCCCAAAGGATGGAGAATCCCGACAACCTTGGGGAATGGGCAGCGTGGTGGAACCCCGCTAACGGGGCCTTCTCCGTTAACCCGCCCAGGGATGTTAGCTGCGGTGCGTGGTTGGAAGTGAACTATCGTCAAAACCCAGAACCAATACCCCGAGCTACCTACACCTATAACACTGTGGCTGAGTTTGCTGCGGACGCACCGAATATTGCCTTAGGGGGAACAATCAGAATTCTTGACGTCACCGGCCTTCAAGCAGACGGTGGAACCTACTGGGTCAAAGGGATAACCGCACCTTTGCCGGGTTCGGGTGAGGTTATTCTCTATAACCAGAAGGAGGGCATTCTGTACGAGGTTTATCAGTTTGGCTTTGCTAATGTGGCGGAATTCTCCGCAAATGCCCCCTACCTCCCCATTGGTACGGAGGTTCGCCTCCTTGACTCTGAAGGCCTGAAACCGGAAGAACCGGGAGTCTACAATGTGATTAACTTGGAGTACGAGCTTACTTTACTCCAGTCGTATGCACTACTCTTGACGAAAGAGTATACTATGGACAGCTGGTTGCTTTCGCCCAGTTCTATTTTGCGATTTATCGGAAATACCCGGCTTTACGATGGCTCGGGGGAGCCGGAGCAGGGGGAGATGTGGTGGGATTTTGCCAATCCTGACCCCACTACCCGAATGGCGGCTATCTGGTACGGCAATGCCTGGGTGTCTATCAATTATTTCCCGCCACTGGGTACAGATCCCGGGGTTGTCTCCTTCGATGCCGTCGGTATTTATGTAGACGGTAAGCTAGTCTCGCCGGGAGAAAAAATCGATACGGAAGACTTCACGTTCAAGTTCGATATTGACGGTTCGACGGGAATGTTCAATTTTTCCTACACCCCCTACACCCTCAAAGGAAAAACCCAATTCCCCGCAGTTCTGGTGGCCGATGCGCTCACCTCTGCCTACCGGGCGGACATTTCCGACTACCTTTTTAGTGGTCTCAGGTACTACATGAGCCCAAATGTTTTAGACTGTGAGACACCCCTTCGAATCTGGAAATCAACCTTCCTGCAAGCTGTCGACTACCCGGGTCAACTGGAAAGAGGTTTGTAT